CTCTGATCACCTACACGAATCACCTCAGACAAGACACCTGGCATTTGTGGAGCCATCTTCTCCCCCTTGGCATTCGGCATATCTGTTGCCAGCAAGCCACCAGCACGGTTAAGCGCAAAGTTTTTCTCATCCAAAATGCCGGTAAACCCGATTAGGGCTGTCGGCGGGGATACTTGCTTGGATAACAAATCCAGAATTTCTGTCATGCGTTTGTTTCTTAGCGATTGCAAGAACACCAAACGCTGAACTTCGCTCTGACCCCAATAATAGTCGTACATAGGGTTAGGGCAAATCTGGATAAATGGCAACTCACCTTTTAGGAATAACTGCTCACCAGGCCGGTCATAGATAATGACATCTGGCTCTGCGATGGTGACGCACTGGTAATCCAGCGTATCGTCGTTCCACACCCACAGTTCCGTCATCTCTACCGTATCTTCTGACACCCGCGCCTTGTAGCGATTCATGCCAGACAGGTCTAGGTTAACCGTACCCGTCATAGTCGGGTTGGTCTGTGACATGATGATGCGGTCAATACCATCAGGAATGTCAAGTTGCTGCGGCTGATAACTGCTGGTGACGCGCTTAACAATTTGATCGCGCTTAGGATGCGAGAACAAACGGGCGTACAGTTCTGATTTGGTGATGTAGTACGTCTGTGCTATTGCTTCTTGCCGGTCTGTGTAGGGCGTATCTTCACGCAACACACCTATCGCCGCAGGTTCCACCATGTACGGATGGATGCCGTTGTTGACGATTAGCTTGACGTAGGTTGTGCCGTAACACAGCGCCCACGTAAGGGCAGTCGAGAATACCTGATCGCAGTTGCTATTGAGCCATTCATCGTTCAGCAAACTGGTTAGCACCGGAATCTTGCGGTGTTCTAGTGGGCTGACTTCTGCGCCGATATTGATAGTGAACCGTGTCGTTTCTGCTGAATAGAGAAACGATGTGAGTTGGTCAATATGCGGAAAGATTTTGTTGAACAGCGCCGGTGATTCTTCTGGCGCTGCGCCGAATAAGAAATAGGAACGCAATGCTGCGTAATCTGCTTTTCTTTCTTCCTTCGAGACAAAGCACTTCTGGATCAAGTCCAGATAGAACTGTTCTCGGTGCAGCGGGTCGCTAGGTATCCGCATTTGGATTTATTTGCAGATTGTCATGGTCGGCTATATAACTCGCCGCCTTGGGTGCTGTCAAGTTACCAAGTTGATGCGGGTTCACCCCCACAGGTTCCCCGTTGATGCTTTGATAACCGTTTCCTTTTACCAAACTGTCAAGTTGCCAGCGGTTGTTGATGTTACCCCACATGACCGCATCACCTCGTCGCTGCTCTCGCGGCTGCTCTGGTGGTTTAGCATTGTTGCGTGTTAAGTAACCAGATTGACTATCGCCCTCGCGGGTGGACTTAATATCCGTCATGTTGAAGTCGATTGCCAACTGGTTTAGCGTCTTGTCGTTGTGCTTGGTCTTGTCCGACTTCAAACCTACCGGCTGAAGATGCACGATGGACACTTCTTCCTCACACTTCTTCATAGGACACTGCGCTTCAAACGATTCAAAGTACCCGTGTGTCGGGCAATGATAATCACGCAATACTGCCATAATCAAATCCCCTTTAGTTTGTCATCAAGTGTATAACCAGAATAATCAAGCCTATTCTTAATGCCAATGTCCAGCTTAATCTCGCCATTTTTGACCGTAAGACCATATCCCCTCACCATTCTCATTTTAGGAACCTTGCGCCACTCTATCCACTTCTTGCCATATCTTTCCATTACGGCAATCTCACCATTACGCCAAGCGTCATAGCCTTTCGACACCCTGCGCTGGATATGCTCAGTCATTGGGTATTTCTCGTTATCAAAGACGTTGTACAGCGTGGCACGGTCAACCCCACACAGTTCAGCAAACAACTCCAGCGGGATGCCCCGATTCTTGTCAGCCATGAACTGCTTGATTGTCCGCAGCAATTCCTTTTTAGGAATGATGTCAATCACTACGCGCCTCCGTAAATCCCTATACGCTTTAAGTAATCACTGACGTTTCTACCTACCGCTACCTGCTCAGGTGTCATCTCATCTGTCTTGCGCGAAATATCCCTAGTAATCTTTGATGCCAGCAACTTGGGTTGTACCTGCTCTGCAAACGCTGCACACGCAAGTGCTGCTGCCATCACCCGATCATCCTTGTTGCGACCAGTAGCCTCAATACTCGACCCATCACGCACAATCGTTTTCATTTCCTCTATCAACTCAGTCGAGTAGATTGCCATCATGTTGCGCTCAAAATAATCCTTCATGTACGACAGCATTCGCTCTTTTGTTTGTGCGGTAGTAATCCAACCTATCGAATTTGAGATGCCACCTAACGTATCGTTACGTCGCCAGATGTAATTACTCATGCTACCTAACACGTTCATCAAGTCATACCCTGCTTGACCTGACAACATAGATGCTTGGCGTTTAAGGTTACGCAGTTCGTTAATCACTGCCTGACCAGGGCCATTCACCTCAAGGTTAAGTGTGGAGTTCTTGTATGCGCCAGCAAGGTGGGCGATCACCCACGCAAACTGGTAGGTATTCATTTCAGGTGAAGCAAACTCTGCAACTTGCTCCATACCGTCAGCATAACAACGAAACACTTGTATGCAAAAACGATCAGCCCAATCTGAACTGCCATAAGCAGGATCAGCACCAATAACGTAATAGCCCGTATCAACTGGTTCCTCCCACACTTTAAGTGTAGCCAGGCGCTCTGTGCTTTTCAGCACCTCTGTATCCAAGAAGTTTGCACCCATGCTGTAGCGGTAGTAATCGCAACCAATCTTCTTTGCGATCTTCATCATGTCGGTACAACGGGCGTTAGAGAAGAAACTTGTACCCGTCATCACGAAGGCATAGTCTTCTGTAGGTGGAAACTCCTGATACATCAGCGCATCGTCTTTGATGCCTTCTGCTAGCTTCCAGCGCCACCATGCCATCTGTCTGCTATTTATCTCTACGTCGTAGAGTTTCTTAATATCGCGTGTCCATTCTTTTTCTTCTGACGTTAGCTTGCCATCCCAATACACTTTGTAAATCTGGCTATCACCATCAACAGAATAGAACTGGTTACGCCACCAGCCACAGAAGATAGCGCGTTGTGTACGCGCCCGTTTAGCAGTGACGTACATATCATGGAACATATTGAAGCCACGCGCAGTGGACTCGAAGATGTACAAGCGATTAGGGTTGGTTTCAGCGAGTGAGGCCAGCAGTGAGGCTAGACCTTCTTCATCTCCCCACGACGAAGTTTCGGTTCCGTGGAGAAAGGTAATGGCTTTACCGCGACCAAGACTGCCTTTTGCCCGTAACCCCGCGACTTGATAAAAGAGGCGGCTGCGGTTCTTGAGTTGAAGCTGGTTCCTGTTGTGAGCCAGTAAGGGGATTCGCCATTCTTTAGGAAGACCTTCCATGTACATGGCAAGGGTTGACCGAAACATATCTCGGTTTTCTTCAGTATCTGTCGTAAGCGTGCCTTGTAGTCCATTATGTATAAAGTGCCAGTAAAGGTCGAGTGCCAATGAAATAGTGGTGATGCCTAGCTGCCGCCCTTTTAAGATGACAAAGAAATGGATGTCTTCCCGCAAACCTTTTGCAATTTCATCCATCACATAGGTTTGTGTGCCTAGCAGCACATCCATCTTTTTCAAGCCTTGCTCTTTTGTTTCAATCTTTAGTTGTGAGCAAAACTTGTAAAACTGCGCGAGATTAAATTTCATGCCATGTGTACGGTATGACCGTAGTAGTCGGTAAACAAGTCATATATCTCTTGTTCACCAGGTGTTTGCTTCATCTGTTCCTGTGTCATCTTCCACAGCACATCATTGTTAGACAACAACTGTCGGAACCGGCTATGGTGTCCAAACACCTTTCTTAAATCCATCCCTTCATGTGGTGGGCCTAGATGCTCAAAAGAAAAGTATCTTGCTTTGTCATCAGGACAAAACTTTACGCCAGCGTCTTCTAACGAAGGCCGCATAAAGCAACATAGCTGCACATCTTCATTTAACAAGGTAGGTTCCGGTACTTTCCAGCGCGTGATGCCGTACACACTAGGGGCTTCCAGAAAAGTCTTGCTGCGTAAGCTAAACCCACCGTTCTGCACAACCTTAGCACCCGCCTTATCTGTCCAGCCATATCCCACATGGTATTCACCGTTAGGCAGCAAGGCTGCGTGAGAAGGCGCACCCACATAATCGTAGTTCAGCCAATCATCGTTCCAGTTCTCACCTCTAAACGCCCACCCGTCGTGCTGCACGATCAAGCAGTAAGGTGTTTGTATGTATTGGTGCAAGCAGTAGATCGTGAACTCGCTATACCCTTCATATGACATAGGCGCACACGGTTTCTGTTCCCACTCTGTCGCGATGCTGACATTTGAAATTAACAACGGCTTGCTACCAGGTAGCGCGTCCAGTGTCTTCTGTACAGCGGGTAGGGCAGTACGAATACGGCTATCACCGTAGATGGCAACTACGGTAATGTCTTCATACCTTTTTGACACGGCGCTCACCATCAAAGTTATCTAAATTCCAATTCGCTATTCTGTACCGTGCTTCTGGATTCTTAGCCACACGCAATAACTCTTTTGCCAGTTCAGGCTTGTACGTTTGATTCCAAGTCCTGACTAACGCTCTCTTTGCTTCTGGAGTCGTTGCGTGTAGTGCCTTCCTCATTTCGTTCCTGAGAACGGTGCGGGAAAGCAGTAGCTCATGCCTATACTTATCTTCAGGCGTAGGCGTGTCCATCCATCACCTTTTTCATACGCGACAACTCTGCCAAGCACTCTGCTAGCAGACCCGCAGAACGCGCTTGCTGGCGACGCAACTCCATAATCAACTCAGCATGATTCATCCGGCGTACCGCCTCCCAGTAATCATCCTGCGCCATGTCCACATA